GTAGATGAAGGGATTGTGGCGGAGTATATTACGACATGCGCGCGGGATGCGATTGCGGTGTTTGAACACATCCGCGACCAGTTCAGGGAGTATTAAGCGGAATGAAATGAAATGGAGCCCCCCCCCGAATGAATTGTATTTTTATTATTTTTAGTATATCTTTACTACATATAATAATGCCTCCATCGCAGGCGATTCGTCAAGCCGAAAAGGACCGGTTCGGCGAAGTATTCACCCCGCCCGTAATCATCAACGCGATGCTTGACAAGTTACCGCGAAGCGTATGGACCGACCCCGCGAAAAAATGGCTTGACCCTGCCGCAGGGTTCGGGAATTTCTTCATAGAAGTCTATCCTCGTCTAATGAAATCTCTCGAACGCGTCATTCCAAACCCATCCGAACGCCGCCGCCATATCTTGACTCAAATGTTGTATATGGTGGAGTTTAATCCAGAAAGTTGCGCACGAATCCGAGAGAATCCGATGTTCTTTGATGACGACGCACACGTAAATCTATTCTGTGGTGATTTTTTAGACGATACGGTCGGGATAATCACAGAGGGACCACCAGATCATTTCGATATCATCGTAGGCAATCCGCCTTTTAACGCTGAACAAACACACGAAGGAAAAAAAGGGGGTGGTGCTATCCTCTGGCCAAAATTCGTAGAGAAGTCACTGTGCGGCGACCTACTTCAAACCGACGGTTATCTTCTCTTCATTCATCCCGCGCTATGGCGTAAACCGCCTTCGGATCGGTCGTCGTCGTCGTCGTCGCCTGTAAACACACTATTCCATAAGATGACACACAAAAATCATATGTTATACTTGGAAATACATAACAAACTCGACGGGAAACGGGACTTTGGTGTTCAGACAAGATACGATTACTACATTATACAAAAACGAAGACCTAGTCGCGACAGCGGGTATTTGACACGTATAAAAGACCAAACTGGCCGAATTCATGAATCCGTCGATTTATCCGCGTGGCATTTTTTTCTACCGAATCATAGTTTTGAAATCATACAATCTCTACTGTTTTCGTGGCCGACGCCGCCCTCGGATTCACAACAAGCACATGATATTACTATGACTAATACCATGGTTTTATTTAGTCGTTGCCAGTATGGTTCGGATCAGCCGTGGGTGAGTGCTACGCAGGATGATCGTCATATACATCCCGTTGTTCATTCGACACCGAAGGCGGGACCTCGCGTGATGTGGTCATCAAAACGCAATACGATGTTTGGAGTGCCGAAAGTAATATTTGGCGAGTCTGGTATTCATGACGTGATTATTGATATTGAGGGGAAGTATGGAATGACACAAGGGGCGATCGGATTAAAAATAATACACGATGCTGCTACCACCGCTATACTCGACGCAGAGGCCCGACAAATGAAGCGAGTTCTTGAATCTCCGGAATTTCATACGATATTGGACGCGATGTCGTTTTCCAATTTTCGTATCGACTGGCGGATGTTTCTTTATTTTTGTCCTGATTTCTATAAAAAAGTGTTAGTATCATAATACACATACAATTTCTTACTGTTCTTATTTTACTCGTTACGTATGCTATGCTGCTGCTGCTGCTGCTGCTGCTGCTGCTGCTTGATGCTGCTGTTGAGTTTGAGATGCTTATTCTGGTGGTATAGTAGTGTATTCGTGTCGAGATTGTTGTTGTGTAAATATCGATTCTTCGGGCTGATACATCGTGAACTCGCTGCCTTCTGTGAGTCGAAACAAGTTAGAGAATGCGAACATCGACATGATCCTCCACGCCGAAACAGAGATGTCGCGCAACTCAAGAAATGCCCATACAACTGGGTCGCGATTTTCTGCGTCAAATTTTGAAAAGAAGTTGTAAATGTCTGAAATCACGATATTCTCGGCCCTCAGTTGTTTCTCGCGATTTGTTTCTGAGTGAGGTCTGTCTTGTGTAGTCATCGCATTAACATGAATGACAGATGTTTCGACGTGACGAGACAGGTTCTCGAAACGACCATAAAGTTTTCCACTTGCGATGAGGAATGTTGCGACAAGTTGATTTTCTGGGCGACGGATGTAATTGTAAGTTGTTGTCCTCGGCGATGATGATGACCTCTGTAACGGCGGCGGAAATACACTTGGAGTGCTGTCGTCTTCAAAGTACTCTGATTCTGGTGTCTCTTCGCCGCAGCTGATACCGCCTTCTTCTAGATCGCCGCTGTATTCTTCGGTATTATACGTTTTGCCCCATTCGAGGTCTTCTTGTTCTTCTTGATACCTGCGTGCGATAAGTGAAATCATTTGGATAGTTCGGTTCAAGAATGCGAGCTCTTTCGCCATAATAAGTGCCAAGGTTGCGTTGTCGCGGCAGAGGTCGCCATTCTCGGTAACAGAGGAGGATGATGTGGTCGTCGTCGTCGTCGTCGTCGTCGTCGTCTTTGCGTATTGAGCCGCAGCAGATAGAACACGTCCGGAAATGATGCTGTTGATGTCACGACGCTCAATTTCGGCTTCCAGCTGACGAATGTTTCTGAATATAGGAGTTCCGTCACGAAGATTGTTTCGCATCGCGGTAGCGTATTTCAACGCTGCGTATTTTATTTTGTCTACGTCCGAAGTAAAGAGTCCGGGAAGATTCATCATGGCCCTGATAGTATTGTGGATATCGCCGTTCTTTAAGAAGGAGAACATGGTTGTCGTTGTTGTAGTTTGCTTGATCGCTGTAATTGGGGAGTAAGATGAAAAAACATTTCAATTTTTTCCACGGAGGGAAGAAATCGTTCCTCATGGGAATGTCAATTTTTGTTCCTGCGGAAGAATCGTATAATTTTATAGTATGAATTTACATATAATGTCGATGTCAATGTTTCAAACAGACAAAAGTGCGCATGTTCATATTTTTCCGATTACAATCACACTAGGTCAATCCGCGTCATTTCGTTGTATTATTTATACTCAAAATCCCAAGGATTGTATTCATCAATCTTATTATTTAGAAGGAACAGATTACGCAAATTGGGGTTCAAATGATGATTATATAAAAAATTGGATTTGCGATAAAGAACCGTATATTGGACGTCCACTTCAAATATGAAAAATCCGAGGTTTAGAAGAGGTTCTATTATTGAAGGACGAATCAATCGTTGATATGAAATAGTCAAATATCCAAAACCGAATATGTTGCACTAATTCAAGAGTAAGCGCTATGTGGAAATAAATACATGTAAATATATATAAACATAACACCGTTCATTTCATTATACAATTATTTTATTAAATAACTCAATTATTTTACAATATACAAATTGTATAATGTCCCAGTCTGACGCGTCATCCTACGTACATGAACAAAATACGCGTCAGTCAGACCACTCCAAACTGCTCCAAGGTCTCACCGACGCCATCGCGGATTACCACATGATAGAAGGTGGTTCATTTCAACTTACACATCAAGTAGCACGTCTTCGCGAACTCGTATATAAGACATCACCCAAATCAATTATGGAAATCGGTTTTAACGCGGGTCATTCCGCACTCCTTTTCCTCGCAATCACACCACCAGAGACGAAAGTCGTCAGTTTCGATTTGGGCGAGTATGCCTATGTATTCGCAGCGAAGCGTTACATCGACGCGGTGTTTCCGGGGCGTCATACACTCGTTACGGGTGACAGCACAACTACCGTCCCAAAATACGAAGAACAGGTCGCTCATCGAATGAAAAACCCCTTCACCGCACCGCCACTCCGGTTCGATCTCATTTTTATCGACGGCGGTCATCAGCGAGATGTTCCGTTGAAAGATATTCTGAATTCGCAAAGGTTGGCGGCAGGACCGCATACCATCGTCGCAACGGATGATATATGTCGTGTGCCTGAACGTCATGCGCATTATACGGTCGAACCTACAAAGGCATGGGACCAAATGGTAACAGCCGGTATGATCGAAGAACACGGATTCGATGATTATTACGATCTAATGGTAAAGGACCATATCATCAATGACGAATGCCGGTCTCGTGGTATGGCATGGGGTCGGTATTGTTTTACAGGTCAACAACAGTCGTCATTGTCATCGTCATCGTCGTCGTCATCGTCGTCGTTCGAAATGATCCGGTATAAGTATTATCAGAACAGTAGCAAATACATGGACCGCAAACAGATGCTTCAGGAAATCCATAATCAGCATCATTATCATAAAGATCACGAAAAGCTCGTCGCGATCGCGGACATGTATTTGGATTATTTTCCGACGTATGACAAGCGCGACACCAATTACGTCCGATTTTACCGCGCGAGCTCGAATTTTACGCTGAACCCGCAAACGGCGATCAAACAATTCGAAGAAATCGTAGATACACCGTCTCCTTCACCATCGAATGCCCCCAACGGCGTGAACGACAGCGAGTCCGAACTGCCGGATTTTATCAAAGAATCATCGGTCGCGAATCTTGGTATGTTATACCCAGCCGATCCTTGCGCCGAAATCCCGAAAATCATCCACCTTCTTTATTTCGGCGAGACCGAGTTTTATAATTTCCATTATCGGTGTATTCATTCGATGATACAATATATGCCCGATTATGAAATCCGAATTTATAATGCGAGAGAACCAACTGACGAGAATGTTTACTGGCAGGACATAAAGGCGCATCCTCGCGTCAGGATTCACAAGATGGACGCCCCACAGTTTTACGATGGATTCGAATTAAAGCATTTCCAGTATAAGGCGGATGTCGCGCGTCTTGAATTATTATATGAGCATGGCGGTGTTTATTTGGACATCGATATGTTGATTATTCGCCCATTCCATGATGTATTCGCGTCGGGTCATTCGTTTTATATTAGCGAAGAACGTGAGGGTGCCAACGGTCGAGGAAGCGGTCCACTCATCAACGCGTTTTTAGCAGCGAAACCGAAGAACGAATTTATCAAATTATGGTTGAATGAGTTCAAGTCGGGGCTACGTTTGGGAATTTGGGCACATCATATACGGGATTCAAACAAACAACTGCTGGAAAGACATCCGCATTATACACATAAGTATAGGATTCGCGTATTGGAATGGAAGATGTTTATGCCGCTTCACTGGCAGGATACTGAAGCGTTTATTCAGTCGGAGATCGTGCCTTACGAGTTCCCGCCAGAGTCATATGGCACACATTTATGGGAGACGATATTAGGGGACGTTATGCGTAAAAACGAGTTTCTTCAAAAGCAAAAGATGGAGCTTCAAATTTACAATCCGCCGCCGAAGGCCGCCGAGGCCGCTGAGACCGCTGAGACCGCTGAGACCACCGATGAAGAAGACGAGCTAGCGATTTATCCAGAGTATTCTCACCCTTTTCGAACCGATCAATATTTCGATAAATATGTTGTAAAAGGAAAATATGGCGGTTACTTTATTGATATTGGCGCGGGTGATGGCTCGGCAAACTCTGGAAGTTATTTTTTCGAGAGATATCGGGAATGGCGCGGCCTCTCGGTGGAACCGGCCAAAATTTACGAAACCGCACTTCGCGCCACCCGAACAATACCGGTATTTGCTGCTGTATCAAATGTAACATCATCATTATCAAATGGAAGTGGGCGCGGTGCGATATTCTATGAATCTCTCGATCCGGCATGTAGCGGACTAAAAAGCGCACTTGAAAACAACAAGTATGGACAAGAATGGTCGCGCACCGGTTTTAAATCGTATAAAGTAGATACGATTACGCTGTATGATTTATGTTGTAAGTATTCTGCGCCGGATTATATTGATTATTGTTCGATTGACAGTGAAGGAAGTGAATATGACATACTATCGACATTTTTCGAAGAGAACGCGTCGTCGTCGTCATTCCTCGATGATTCATGTATTCAAAACGACGGCGAAATTACAATCACTGTTATAAATCGGACGTTTACAATCGGATTTTTTAGTATTCACGTTAGTTCTGATGCCATTTATCAACGAATTCGTAATATAATGAAACAAAATAATTATATTGAGACGGAGAATCCATATCACTCTGTCATTGTGATTCCGCGAACATCATCAAAGACACATGAATCTATGAAATACTTCAAACTCCATGACGATAATAGTGAATATCCGCCATCGAGTGAGCGTTCTTTATCGTCGATTTCATCGAGCGCAAACTTCACACCACAGGCGCTACATACACCGCCGTCTTCTCCGGAAATGTCGTGTGTGACAAAAATCACGACAGACCCGGCTTCGGCGTCATTCCTGAAAGAACCCCCATTTGCGGAAGAGGTCGTCGTGATATGTCTTCATGAACGCCCTGAACGAACAAAATATGTAAGCGAACATCTGACAACGCACGGCATTCCACATTCGATTTTACTCAATCATATTTACACAGAGGATACAAAAGTCGGTTGTTTTCGGTCGCATATTAACGCAATACGATACGCCCAAGAGAAAAATCTCTCGTCGGTCCTCATTCTAGAAGATGATGTATTGATCCGAGAAAATATTCGCGAACTCTCGACAATTCCATTTCCATCTAACGGGAATTGGGACATATTATACTTTGGCGGTATCTTGACGAAATACGATGGAATCGACGAATCCCATAAATGGGTGAAAGGGACGATATGGTGTAATCATGCTTATCTCGTGAAAGAACACATGTATGCGCCGATTCTTCATTTGGTAGATACATTTCCCGATTTACCTGATTTGGAACGACGAAATATCGATTATATGTATACAGAGTATATTCAGCCGAAGTATCAGTGCTGGCTGGCGAATGAACAATATATCATTCAAAAGGAAGGATATAGTGAAGTGGATGGGCGTGTGAAATGGAAATCGGGGTTCGATTGGTCAACGTTTTCGATGAAGGTCGTGTAGGTATAGACACCGCATCGCCAGTGCGAGCTTACGGAAATTGCGGCGGAATATCGATCATTTCAAAATGCCCGCGATGAATGTCGTTGACGGCGTGACTCGGCTCTCGCACCATTTCGAATCCAGCCTGATAAAACGGATGTGGAAATAGGTCGAACGCATCGATATAACCGCGAAAATCCATTTCAAGTAACCACATATCGAGAGGTGTTTTCATAAATAATGCTGTATCGGTTTCCACCGCTTCTAATAATCGTTTCGCACCACGTTGACTTATCACGTAAGCTCCCGCGGTGCGAAATAATGGCGTAAACCAGACATTACGCGGTCCTTGAATAACTGCCGGCGAGAGATTTCGACGTTTGTATATTCCCGGAATGATGGATTCGCGATGATAGTATGTTGCGAGAGATTCTCTCGTCGTTTGTTGATAATCGTAATAAGGTGGCGGCGTGGCTCCATCAATATCGTAATTGGGCGTCCATTGCCCTCCAACATACATCAAATCAAACTCAAATCCTTGCGTCGATACTCCGCGTGATAGTTTATCTGTCAATTCTTTGTATCGCGCCCTAGATGTATCGGTGAACATGACGTCATCCTCAAAGATAAGAAGATGCTCATATCTGCGTCCGTCTTTCCTGCGTCTCTCTGTATGTTCTTTCCATAATGAATAATGACTTAATGAACAACCGACTTCACCTAATACGCGGTGTTGATTTCGTATTGTATCTAATAAATCCGAGAATTGAAAGTAATGTTTCGAGAGATTTTTTCCATCAATCGCCGAAAATCTACGAAACATGATGGGAGCTTTATTATAAAGATATGACATACGATCTGGTCGTCTGTCTAAATTGATGACGGCGATATCAAAGTCGTCAATACGATTATCGTCTGTTGGTTCCATGTAATATAATACTATGTGAATACATCGATTTATACTGTTTCTTTTTTATCCTTCTATAATATCCATCGCCATACTCCTTCTTTTCTTTAGGAAACAATATTAAACCGTTTATTCGTATTATAAATACCATCATTCATATCATCACATTATCATCACATGTCTGCTACTACTTCTGATTCTTCTCTGACAACAACGACTGTAGCGTCGCCGTCGTCCGGAGTTGTAAAGCCTCATGTTGTCGAACCGTTATTGGAAGAAGATCAGAACCGGTTTGTTCTTTTTCCGATTAAGGATGCCGCAATTTGGAACATGTATAAAAAACAGGTGGATTGTTTTTGGCGCGCGGAAGAAGTCGATCTTACGAAGGATATCGCACAATGGAATTCGTTGAATCATGACGAGAGATATTTCATTTCGATGATTCTCGCATTTTTTGCGGCAAGTGACGGAATTGTCATGGAGAATTTGGCGCAACGATTTATGTCGGAGGTTCAGTTGGCGGAAGCCCGCGCATTCTACGGATTTCAAATCGCGATGGAGAATATTCATTCACAGATGTATAGTATCCTTATTGATACATATATCAAGGACGCGACAGAGAAGGACCGATTATTCAACGCAATCCAGAATTTTCCTTGTATCAAGAAGAAGGCCGATTGGGCTCTGAAATGGATTGGTGATAAACGTAGCACGTTCCAGACGCGACTTGTTGCGTTCGCATGTGTAGAAGGAATTTTCTTTTCTGGCGCATTTTGCTCGATTTACTGGCTGAAGAAACGCGGACTGATGCCTGGTCTCACGTTCAGTAACGAACTCATATCTCGCGACGAGGCGCTTCATACGGAGTTTGCGGTGCTTTTATACACGAAGATGGTGAAGAAGATTCAGCGTCATCGTGTGTATGAGATTGTGCGTGATGCGGTAGAAATCGAGAAGGAGTTTATCTCGGATGCTCTGCCTTGCCGTCTAATTGGCATGAACGCGAAACTCATGTGCCAGTATATCGAGTTTGTTGCGGATAGACTCGTCCTTCAACTAGGGTATGATAAAATCTATAATGCCACCAATCCGTTTGATTTCATGGAGATGATAAGCCTCGCTGGAAAGACGAACTTTTTCGAGCGACGGGTAGGGGAATACGCGCTGGCGGAGAAGAAGGTGGCGGATGATGTATTTGAGTTTAATGCGGATTTTTAGACGTTCGATGTGATGACAAAAATATTCGATTCAAAATTGTAAAAATCCATGAAATGTTGAAATTCATGGATTCTAATGGGTGGTATTTTATGTTTCAAGGTCAAAACTGCCGAAAATATTTCGTTTGACAACGGGTTTATTTCCAAAGTTTGGATTCTGGTCGCCAACCAAATCATGTTTCAATGACAAAATTGCCGAAAATATTTCGTTTGAAATGGCCGAAGGCTAGAAAAAACGAGAGATTTTGACTACATGGTTTTTGGACATTTTAAAAATGTCCATTTTGATGTTTGCACGCCGTCAATTTTAAACGCGAAATTAAAAAACACAAAAATTAGAGTTGTGACCATTATGCTCATAAAACACATTTTCACCCCCAAAAAAATGTGACTGAACTTTTTTGGGAGTCGGTTTGTTGTAGGCATTCACGCCCATTTAGGATAATTATTGTATGGTGTATTTGTAACAATGGCTACTGAAAAAAACTCCAAAAAAACTCCAAAATTTTCATGCGAAAAGTGTGACTTTAAATGCTGTAAACAAACAGAGTTCAATCGACATATTGTTACGAACAAGCATATTCGACTACATGATTCTCAAAAAATCTCCAATACATCCAATACATCCAATACATCCAATACATATATTTGTAAATGTGGTAAGAAATATGTTCATCATTCTAGTCTGGCAAAGCATAAACGAACCTGTAATACATTACATATATCATCAATTGAAACAACTACAACTCAAAAAGAACCGGCTAATATTGTTATATCCCAAGAAATGTTTATGGAATTATTACAAGACAATCGAGAGATGATGAAAATCATAAAATCATTAGCAGAAAAATCAAATATTAGTAATAGCACAATAAACACCAATAGCAATAATAATACTAACAACAGCAACAACAATAACACCTTCAATATGAATATGTTCCTCAACGAAAAGTGTAAGGATGCTATGAACATGAAGGAATTTGTGGATTCTATCCAATTGAACATGACCGACATGGAGAATATGAACAGGTTTGGCTATGTGGAGGGCATGTCGAATATCTTCATCGACAATCTGCGGAAAACCGACCTATACAAGAGACCGGTTCATTGTAGCGACGTAAAGCGTGAAACATTATATGTGAAGGATAACAACCAGTGGGAGCGCGACGATCCTGATCACTCAAAAATGATGAACGCGGTCCTTGCGGTGGAACACAAGAATGTTGTTTTTGTAAATGAATGGGCGAAAGCCAATCCACTGTGTCTGAATAGCACCACCCGAGAGAACGAGAAATACATCAAGATGTCCCGGATTGTAACGGATGGTGAAAAGGAGGGGAATATCGATAAGGTGATACGGAAAGTAGCGAAGAGTGTGGTGATTGAAAAATCTACATGAACAAAGCACGCATTCCAAAATGTCGATTGGTTAAAGGATTTTGATGATTCGACGACCGCTGTAATGGTATCAATATATCAGCATGTTGTTTTATATTTTGATAAATACGCCCGTTATTGGGTGTCACCCCTGCCGCCGCTGCCGCCGCCTCTGCCGCAATCTTGTTTTGTTTTTCTTGTTCTGTTATTATCAGGCGGTCTTGGGGTATAGTCATACCTACTATATTTCGGCGCATATTTCGTTCGCCAAACATCATAAAAGGCATTTTTGATTGAATCGGAACATTTAATGTATTTACACCGATGTCGCCACTGGAGTTGGCGTTTATTTTACGCATATTTTGCTGACCTACCGCCGCTGCCGCCGCCGCCGCTGCTTCCGATGCGGACGGGGCATGAATCGAATGAATCTTCTTATTCGCGTCGATAATGTATTCACTCTGTAGTTGTTTAATATTACGAACTGCTTGTAAAGGAGAAACCCGTATTTTATTTACTTTATCTAATGACTGTTCTTCGAAGTTAAGTTGTGAGTAATGAATAAACGTATCGAATGAATCTACATCGACCATATGTGTATCATCGTATTTTACATGGACTACATTCGTGAGTTTCGACAAGCCATCGGTATTATTCGGCATAATCGACGTAGCCAATTCATCACGGCAAATAAGACGTTTCATTCCGTCGGCGAATTGAAGGATGTTTTTATCGCCAATCGTATAAAAATTACTTCGATCGACTGTAAGACCGAATTGTTTGGCTCGTTCGTTGATGAGATTATCTTCACCGCCCCACGCCCAGTAATTTGGGAACCCGTTAATTCTCTCGAAATCGACGCCGCGAATCGAAAATATTCCGCCGAGTGCGAATTGAAATCCATAAAAATGCTTGATGACGCCATAATCGGTATAATAATTCAATATGTTTTTATCATAAGGTAATGTATCGACGTCATTAAAAATGAAGATGATATCTTTGTAATGATTTGGGAAGGCCTCTTTTAATGCTAAAAACCCTATATTTTTCATGGCACCGCGATTAAAGGGACGTTTATCATTTTGATGAATGAAGTAAAATGTCCAATCTTCGCGGGGAATATCCTCCATAATTTTATAGATGTATGTGCTGAAAAAGACACGATGTGGTTCGCGATCGCGATAGGGGACGATAAACACATATTTGGGGATGTGTGTATTAGGAAGTGATGTTTCTTCGTCCATGTCTAAAATAGAGTAACGAATATAATATCATATTATAAGAAAAATATGATATTATAACGGTCACCCACCGGCGACGATTTCATTTCGGCGCATATTTATCAATTATCATCTTCGGAATCAGTCTTTCGCGCATATCGTATAATTTTTTGTAGCATTTGTTGATCGTAACCTCGCTCATATCGCTAATCCGATTGACGTCTTTCTTCGTGATGGGAAGGTGACACATACATGCGACGAAGTAGATAATTCCTGATGCGATACTATGGGGTGTATTTTCCGGAATCAAGTTCTGTTTTTCGATCATGACCGCGATAAACTGACATAATTTGGTGAGTTCATCGTTGATAGCGAGACGGCTACAATATCTCTCGATGAATGCTTCCGGCTTTGTCTTACAGAAGTTCGTTTTCTCGGAGTTGTCTAAATTGGATTCAAGTTCGTTTATAATACTGACCGCATTTTTACATCCTTTTGTTGCGCTGGTATTGTCAAGATTGAATATATTCGCGATTTCTTTGGGTGTGCGCGGGCAGTTATGTATTTTACATGCGATATAGATGGATGCGCCGACGACGCCATCTCGGTTCAGGCTCCGGAATGTTTTGTGTTCAGAAATGCGTTTATGAACACGGAGAGCTTCGTCGATAATCATCTTTGAAATCCCCTTATTTTGCGCGAGGGTGGTAATTTTCTGGAACATGTCGTATTGTGCCTTCTCTCGATACGGCATCGATTGCCATTCGGTGTAACGGCGGATTTTCATCATGTCTTGAGAATAGGAGCCGCCCTCGCACATGACTTTACAACCATAGGATGATTCTTTGAGGAGCGGATTAACGGGCATACCACACCGTGTTGGGTCGTTATTTTGATTGTCATCTGCTCCATAGTAACGCCATTCTGCGGTTTGATCGAGAGATTCATCCTTATAAAGAATACTACATGCTGGATTTTTACATGTGAGGAAACCGTCATCTGTAAGAACGACATCACTTGAGCATACTTCGCATTTCTCTCGAATTCCTGATTTGCGATAGAGGCATTCAACATCCGTTTCGGATTTGATGAAGAGTGCTGACATTCGTTTTATAGGAAATGCCCGCGACTGTATTGGATGATGATCTGCGACGTCGAGAGAATCATCGCAGGTTTCTGTCACAAATCCGCCGCCCCTCGATGATGTTTGTTTCGGTGATTGTTGTATTGTTTCCGGAATATTGAGTGTCGATGTGTTTATTGATTTTGTATCTTCTTGGTCTTCAGTAATATTTGTATACTCTTTAATTATTTCTGGCATAAAATCTTCCTCGATTTTCATCCATATATTCTCTTTTACACGTTTGTTTTTTTTCGTTTCATTTTTTGGATGGGTGGTTGCTGGATAGCGATAATGTCGCACGCCGTTACCGTTGCTACCGCTGCTGCCACAGCCACAGCCGCCGCCTTGAATAGAAGTAGGAATGAACACACCATGACACGAATTTAAGTTTGAAAGCATAATAATACGATTTGTCAATATATGAAACGTGAAATGTGTGTGTTTATCCACTCTTTAAATAAAACATATATTTATGTCTTTAAATCATTTTTACTATTCAATTTTATCGTTCAATTCGTGATAACTATTATCTATTGGTATTACAGTAGAATATGGGAAATAAGATATCAAACTCTGCCTCATTTGGTGATGATGTAGAAAAGATGGCGTTGCGTCTGGATTTATACGCGCAACGTATTATTTTGAAAGAAGTAAAATTCAATTCGTCGCTTTCAGATAGTGGAAAATGTGAAAAGCTTATTATTATTACAAGTGAAGTCCTCAACCGGCTTCCATTTCGTCTGATTTCATACATGGACCGACGTCATAAATTATTTTCTGAGAAATACGAGACATTTAATGCGATGGACCGTGCGCTTCTTGTAAACACGAACCCAGAGATTTTGAAAGAAAGTAAATTAGATGAACCAAATGAATTTAGAAAGAGACAAATGTGTGTTGGTCTTGCCCGTTTTTATATTCAAATCGGTAATTTATTCAACGCGATTATGACAACGATGCGACCGTATAATTATGAAAATACACGTCGAACTGGACCAGATAATTTCTATGATATGCTTACATTCAGTTTATTGGAGGGTCGTTCGTCATCATCGAAAGATAAACTTCGTTATGAGATGTCAAATATGTCCGGATTTGCGAAAAAACAACAGGATATGAGAAAACGGTTATCGAGTATGTTGAAATTCGGCGAAATGGTTCAAGACTTGACACCTGGAGACGGTATTTGTAATGTTCAGCGCGAAATCGAACAAACGAAGATAACACCACTGACGATAACTGGTTCATCGGCAACCGAGACCAAAATAAAGCCGTCGATGTTTGCTATGTTAGAAGAACTCTATTATGATATTTTTCATCAGTCGTCAAGCGTGAATCCGAAGTCGCCGCAGTTTATCGCGATGACAGCGGTCATGAAAGAAAAAATATACCGTAACGATGTGCGTGTATTGTATCGTATTGTTACGGGTGGAAAGGAACCTGGTCCTGAAATCGAGACATTTACTGATGTTGCGAAATACGTAAATGATAATGAAGAAATTAAGAATTGGTGTAATCAACCCAGTAATAAAAATATGAAAATTAAAGTAACTGACGAATTACGAAGTGACTCCGGTTTCGTAGAATACGTTCAACATATTAAAGATACGATGTATTATATTTCAAAACAAAGAAAGACGATTGTTGGTTTATTGGACCGCGTTTTTGTAACGATGAAAAAGAGCGAAGACGAATTGCGAGAGATTGAACAAACATGGTATAAATCGGGGGCGAAACGTTATGAAGGATTCGAACGTGATGACGAATATTCACGCGAGTTCTTCAAACTCAATCTAAAATATGACTTTTTTATCAATCCGAATTTGACCGATTCGGATTTACAATCGATTACGAATGAAGCGCGGACACGTATTGTTCGTTTATACGCGGATAGTTATCAGAGATTTTTAAAAGGGTTTCAAATCCTTCAAAAAATCCAAGCAAATAGTGAAGTGATACAGCTTCAAATGCGTCAAGAGCTCGCGAGTAAAGGGCAAGAGCAACCGGATACGACGATGACGAATAAGACGAAACCGAATACTACGAGCGACGAAAAAAACAGATCGATTATTGAAACGATCAACTGGGACGGCACAAACCTACGAGATGAAAAAACCACATCAGAAACAATACAGTCGATCATAAGTGAGAAAAGTTCAGAAATAGGAAGTATATTCAGAGAAATGACGCGAAAAATACATGAAAAAGGATTGAGCGACGAAAAATATAAGCAACCGTCACTGTTTTATTTGAAGAAAACGAACGCGATCATTCGGCCTTATTTAATGAAGGATCAATTCAATCGAGAAATAAATGAAAATGTTAAATTTCAATTGTCTTCCGTTGATCAACAGTTTGAAAGTTATATGAATAAAGATAAATCAAATCCGAATTCATCATCAGGATCATTTTTGACGTCGATTGTGTAAAGTCGTCGTCGTCGTCGTCGTCGTCGTCTCCGCTTATCCTAATCGATTTTCCAATTTTTGAAAATATTCTTGATTATATATCAAATTGCCGGTTGGACGATAAGAATCGGTTGGCTTGTATTCTTTTTTATCGGTTCCGCCGCCGCTATTGACTCCATTATTACCGCTACTTCCGCCGCCTCCCGCCGCACCAGACGGGTCGTTTCTTTGATTATATAATAATGTATTTGCGTCTTCTGGAGTGCGCGCCCCACCACCGCCACCGCTTCCCTTGTCGTATTTTATGATGTTGCCTTCTTCATCATACAATATTGGTCGCCCATACTCATCGATCGCCGTTCCTGTTTTTTTCTTGAACTCGTTACGAACATAGTTGGGAACATAATGATGCCATGAAATGAGTAAAAGATTGGGGTGTGTATAACGGACCATAAATTTGTTTTCTTGTAACTTATCGACGAGATACGCGATACAACCCGCGTGATCATAATTCGCCACTCCAAGAATGATTTCTGGAACGACAAACCAACAAAACTGCTGCTGACATTTTTGTCGTGATGTAAGCTTTATCTTATCATGAATCCGCGTGAGAATTTTGTTATACGTGAATAGTTTGTTTTTGTCTTGTTCCTGTTTTTTTTGATACAACTCATCTAAATTTATTTTTTCCACATTCTCCACATTATCACTGGAGAATTTGAATAAGTCGTCCATTTACACGATGTTTCTTATAAGGGTGTTTCGTATGTATTCATAGAAGAAAATAAACGAAGCAACAATAACGCAATACACCGAGGAACAATATAAATAATAAATAATAAGAAATGTATATACTTATAAAAATGACGAGTTCTCCGGATAGACAAACAGTTATAAAACATCTCGTGATTTCATCCGGCGGTCCAGCCGGTCATATGATGTATAGTATCCTTCGCACGTTAAATTTGAAAGGTATCTGGGATATTAAAGATATTAAATCGATATACGGCTCTTCGATCGGAACATATATCGCGATTATACTATCGTTGCGTTATGATTGGCATGTGCTCGACGATTATCTAGTGAAACGTCCGTGGGAAAAGATTTTTACGCGCGGTTCTGTTTCCAGTAGTAGCGGGAATGGCGGCAGCAGCGGCAGCAGCGGCAGCAGCGGTAGCGGTAATACGAATGACGCTGACAGTAGTGCTTCTTCTACATTTGTTGATAAAATAGAATATATTTTACGATTATACAATCATCACGGATTATACGGATTAAAAGAATTTACGGAAACGCTACGACCCGCATTACAGGGGAAAGATATCTCTGTGAATGTCTCTTTACGCGAATTTTATGAAAAAACCGGTGTTGAACTTCATTTTATTGTGACCGAACTCAATAAATTTTGTGTCGTCGATTTCAACTATAAGACTCATCCGAATCAGTCGTTGATCGAGGCGTGTTATATGAGTTGCTGCTATCCGTTTGGATTTACTCCAATTTACCGTGACGGGTGTTGTTATTTGGATGGCGGAATCATTAACGATTACCCTGTGACTGAGTGTATTCGTGATCAAAAATGTAATCTCTCGGAGATCTTAGGTGTAAAGATGTTGTGGGAGCGAAAACCGACGAATCTCACAGACAAATCATCAGTGCTACAATTCGTTAGCACATTTTTCAGTCAAATCAACTCTAATTTTTTTGAAAATAGAGTCACACGTGCGATACCGAATGAAGTTGTTTGTGTTAGCAAGGTATTTTCCGCTCAAGATTGGATAAATTGGATAAAAGACGAAAATTATCGCCGTGAGTTAGTTTTGCGCGGAGAAACTTTTGCGAATGTATTTCTTTCCTATCGCAGAAACTTCCATGAAACACGTTTATTTGAACAAAGTCCGCATTCATCGCTTCCAGAACTCGACGCGACCGCCGCTGTCCAAAATGTTATACTTGATACATCGGCGCCAGTTTCGGAGCCGGCGTTGGATATTATTCATACTGGTGATGAATATGACATAAACGAAGCCGAGACAACAGATCATGACATAATAGCATCCACACCGAATACTACCTCATTCGAACTTCATAATAACGACGAGACTACGATGGTTTGACATATTTATCACCGTAAAAATACTATATGGTGTTTATATCTCACTATAATGTCTTCGTTATTATGATATTACACAATCACAGTTTTGAGAAATTGATTAATCTGATCTTTATCAGGCTTTGCGTCATACTCGATGACCTGACCATCTTTTACAAGCTTGATCGTAGGATAGCCTTCGATCTTGAATTTATCCGCCATATCCGGTTCCGCTTCACAGTCGACAGTTGTAAATGTCACTGTGTAACCATTAAGCGGTTGTCCTTTCAGTTCTTTTTCAACTTCATCAAAAATTGGTTTGGCGCTCTTGCAGTGAGGACACCAATCTACTTTGAATAAGAAAAGTTGCGCGACCTTGTCGTCGGTGGCTCCAATACCATCAGGTGCTGATGTTATACCTTGAGAATCTTGGAAGAACTTATTTAATCCGGGAATCATATCGTTCTTGATGATGTAATACACAATACCGCCGATCGCGGCAAGAATCACGATTGCGATGACGATATTTTTAGAGTTAGCCGAAATCGTTGAACTAATAGAAGACAACGTGGACGAAGCTGAATTCGTAAGAGATGCCGTCGCCGACGATGTTTCAACCATTTTATTACTAGTTTATATTGCTATATTATATTATACCGATCTTTAATCTATATAATAAACGAATATGAAAACAACTTCACGTATATTATATACAAACACACACACCGATATTTTATAAATGATTTTTCGCGATAAAAAAACCGGCGATTTACTAAATATCCGGAGAGATGATTATACAAATGATCGTATGTATTTTCAAGAAATAATTCGTGTAAATGGAGAACCCGGTTGTGTATCAAACACGAAAACGAAAAATAGCCAGTTCACACCCCGTTATACATGTCCGTTTCACGATATATTGTTACAATCGCAATACAACAATACCTAAAATAATAATTAATAAAATGAACCCGACTGTGATGAAGAAATTGTATTTAAGATCCGGAAATAGGTCTGTTTCAATAATTCCTTTTGTATCCATAATAGGTTTGACTGCTTGAATTAAGATCGCGGACGTTCCTAATAACATAGCAATAATTATAAGTTTTGTAACCCATGAATACCATGTACCCCGCGATACCGAAAATGGACTTAGGAAAAACAAAATGACAAAAAGAAGCGAAACACCTAAAAGAACACATGAATATTTGGTTTTTTCGCTGTATTGGACGATATAATTCGTTGGGTCTTCGAGGATGGAGGTTGTGCTTGCCATAATGAAATGAAATGGAATGAAATGGAATGAAATGGAATGAAATGAAATGGAATGAAATGAATGTTATATATACCATCGAATATTTATCAATACCTCTTTCGTATCGCCCATATCGGATAATTTTTACCGCTTACAGTCCAATCGGGATAAAACCATGTTTCATTCGATAAAAAGATAGTTCCATATTTTTTACGGACTACCGAAAATATGCTTTGGTCATTTCTGGCTGCGTGAAATGTTGTAAAGTTCGGAAGTTTGCCAGTCGAATCATCGATCAAATGATACTGGCAACAACCTTCATACCAGCGATCAATAAGTTCGATCGTGTGTTGACACTTTCGAAGAACAAAAACACCTCCGACAAGTTGCCCAGTTTTTACAATCGCTGGATCGTTCGCGTTGTAATACTCGAAAATATCCATCTTTGTAAATAATTCGTCTAAATGGTCCATTTGAAAAGAAATATTTCCGATTTCTTGATTCATGTTGAGGGTATCGAAGTATTCCAATAATCGCGGCTTCCCCTCTTTGTTCATAAAACAACCAGCGTCAGCATACACTAATATGTCATTCTCGTTCATTCTCTCCAGCGTTTTTTTGGTGAGATACGGCTTCCATAACCAACAGCCATATCCTCGGCTTGCGTTTGATTCTATGAATTGTCGATGTTTGCCCCAGAATGAAGTATCAGACATGAGGTCTTTCTCGGTGTAGCCGATGATCTCGTCAAATACTTCGAATTCACTTGCTTCACGACATACGCGTTTTACTGCGCTGTGATAGTTTTCGGATGGACCACCGAATGTTATGAACCTTTTACGTTGTGGCTCTGATGGTGGCGGTGGCGGTGGCGGTGGAGGTGGCACGGCAGTCATATTTTACCGTGGATTATAATATATGTATTATATAACATAAAAACGTTTTTATTAGAACGAAACAATCCGACCGTTTCGTCTTAAAATATGACCACGAAAAAACGAAAACACCGATTATCGGTATCAGAACGTGCTAAAATGTTGAACGGTGGCGGTCGCACCACTAGACGCAAACACCAGAAAAACACCGGCGCCGGCGATAAGGTGCGTTTAATTCCTCACAATACTACCAAAAAAATGAGAGCATTTACCAAGAAAGATTTTCACAGCGGCGACGGTATGCTTACGACGGTATGGGGGCCGAGTATGTGGCATTTCTTACACACGATGAGTTTCAATTATCCTGTGACCCCAACGCAAGAACAGAAAAAGCATTATATGGATTTTATACTGAACTTAAGGAATATACTTCCGTGTAAATATTGCCGAATGAATTTGACGAATAATTTAGCAACACGACCGCTGAAAATGTGCCATATGGAGAGTCGTGAAACATTCTCGCGTTTTATTTATGAGCTTCATGAGACTGTAAATAAGATGTTGGGGAAGAACTCTGGGCTTTCATACTGCGATGTGCGCGAGAGATATGAACATTTCCGGTCTCGATGCACACAGGATGCTCCGAAAGTATTTAATTTTAAGAAATTTTATCGGGGAAAAACGGGGAAGAAAGGCCAACATGAGAAGGGGTGCACCGAACCTTTATATGGGAAGAAGGCGAAGTGCGTGATATCGATTGTGCCGCAAGAAGTGAAGGTGCCGACATTTAGTGTAGATGACCAGTGCATCAAGAAGAGGGGGGAAGTGGTGGTGAAGGAAGAGGAAAAGGCATAATTTTTATGTAAGGTTAATGTATATAGTTGTAAGAGGTGTCGGGATGTCGAAGAGAGATAGCCAAGGGAATAAGAAACCGTCAGTAGCAAGAGATCAGCCACGTGGTGCAGCAGGGCCTCGGCCACATGTTGATGATGATGAAATGCCCCCAAACCAGCTTCAACCACCAGCAAGGATAGGCGCAGTTGCTGGTGGAGGTATTGGCGGTGATCAAGCTATTGAAGCACGAGATATTGCGGTGCAGGTGCGTGATATTGAACAAGCGGTAGAAGCGGAAGAATTAAGACTACAACAAATCCGACAGGCAATAGAGAATGCAAATCAAAGAAGAGAGAATCGAGCAAATGTAGAGGATGAGTTACTTCGTTTGCGAGACGAAAGAGAAAGAGTGGTTAGAGAAGTTAGATGTCTTCTGCAAGGACCTCAGAACGTTGCCGCAAGAGCAGATTTGGAACAGAGACGAGCCCTCATGCCACTCGTCGATATTTTCTTTGATGCTTTTAGACCGTTTTTAACTGAGGCGTATGATAATGTGGCAAATTTCAGAGAATGTTTTCCTGATGTTCCAGACCGTAGACGTGGTAATGATTTGTCCCCACGAGAACAATTACTTCGAAATAGTTTTGAATTATTGATAAAAGAATCTATTGTACAAGGTATTAGTGTTCCTGAAACAGCAATTAGAGCATTTACGCAATTATTATTTAATGACGACCCTTTTAGAATGCTAGTAAGTGCTGGCGGTTCTATTGTCGCGATTATACTTGCAAGGGATGCTTTACGTATATTTTCGAGAACCGTTATTAGTGTTATGACGTTTGGAACGTTGAGCCTAGAACAGCTTACAAACCTATGTTGCTTTGTATATTATAATTGTACTTTGGTAAATTTACGAAATTTGCTTATCTATTTTAATGTTCCTGTTGACAACGCACAAGCATTTATCCGGGCGATTCAGAATTTTAACAGTGAACAACGTCAATACATCATTATGTCATTATTTTTATTCGGGTTGAATGCGATTCAACACCCAGAGCAATTAAGACACAACATAGATAGATTAATAGAAGGAGCACAACGATACTTTCCCCGTAATGGTGGTGCCCAGGGGGATCCTGCTGCTGGCGATAATAATGCGGCGGGGTTAGCCGCCCCACCAGCAAATGCAGCAGCAGCGGCAGCAGCCTTGAATCAAGCTCAGGGTGGAATAGCGCCAGCAGATGCTGTTGCTGCTGCT